AAGGTCCCAATTACGACAAAAAGGGAGGATGGAAAATTCCAATTACGACAAAAAGGGAGGACTTTAACAAAAAGTAAGAATTGTCCTCACCACTCTCCCACTCTACCCCTATCTTTGCCCATCATCAACCCATAAAAACAATGAAAGAAGCAAAAATCACCCCCCCCCACAAGTGAAAAAACATTACAGAGTATCACTATCTTAGGCGACTGCATGGATTACCTGCGTGCGCAGCCCGACTTTTCGTTCGATTTGGCCATCGTAGACCCGCCTTACGGACTGGATAAGAAGAGTACCCACGGACGGGGAAAGCTGAAGGGGCGCATCCTCAACGAGGGGCATATCCAGGAGTGGGACGAACGGCCCGGCGAGGAATACTTCACGCAGCTGCGCCGCGTGTGCCGGCATCTGATTATCTGGGGAGGCAACTACTTCCCTCTCCCACCTACCCGCTGTTTCGTGGCGTGGGACAAGCGCCAGCCGTGGGAGAACTTCTCGCAGGTGGAACTTGCCTGGACCGACTTCGACAAACCTTCCAAGCTCATCAGCCTCTCCAACTTTGGCGGGCGCGGTCCGGAGCGGGCCAAGATACACCCTACCCAGAAGCCGGTAGCCCTTTACACCTATCTGCTGGAGCGGTTCGCGCAACCCGGTATGCGCGTCCTTGATACCCATCTTGGCAGTGGCAGTTCGCGCATCGCCGCCCGACGCTTCGGGGTGGACTTCGTGGGCATCGAGAAGAACCCTGAATACTTCCGCCAGCAGGAAGAGCGTTATCAGGCCGTCTTTGGTCTGTTCTCATGAAAACAACCGAGGCGGTCCCCGTCCACTCCTTGGAAATGTAGTATTCTACGATTCCGTGGAGTGGCGGGCCGCCTCAGTCGTTATTGGGTGGACGGATTACTCGTCCTTCTTTGCATCCTTACGGTCTTTCCAGGTGAAGTAGAGATAACCGCCTATCGCGATTAAGCAAAGCTCTACGCACATCATTACTCCTCCCATGTTATACTCCTTCCTTTTTAGTGGGTTCGTGATTTAATCCCAATCCTAAGCCGAGCAAGACGAAAACCGTAACTGCTGCGGCTATATAGAGGATTGTTCGGCTCTCAATATCTCCGAATACGGAGGTGATAATTACAGCGGTTGCTACGTATTTTGATACGTCAAGCAACCAATCTCCAAGTTTCTTCCTCATAGTATATTTATTTGTTACACTTATCCTTCTTTTTTGAATCATACAGGGCATATCCCAAGGAACCAAAAGCGATGACCGCGATTGTGATTCCCATCAGCATCATTCCATTCATCCCATCACCTCCTTATATTCCTCGTCGAGGTACTTGCTGACGAGGGTATAGATGATCTCGTCCACCGTGAGGCGCTGCACCTTGTCCTTGCGGGAGGTCTTGCCGGCTGCCCGCTGCTCGTTGATACGCTCCTTCACGCGGTTGATGCGTGCGTTGGTGGCTGCGTCGAAGAACACCGTCTTCTGGATATTGCGTTCTTCCTTGCGTGCGCTCTCCACCTGTTGGCGCACGGTGGTCTGTTTCTCTTTGCCCTGATCGGCCACATGCTGGATGTCGCCCAGGTTGAATCTCTTCTGTGTTGCCATATCTTTTAGGATTAATTGTTAGTCGTTGCGCGGTGACGCGGATAGTTCTTGCCGGTGAGCTCGGTGGCCAACCGGCGGTAGTCATCGGCTCCGGCGGACTCCGGAGCGTACTCGTAGATGTTCTGCCGCTTGGCAGGGGATTCGCTCAGGGCTACGCACTGGCGGATACGGGTGTGGAACACCTTGCCCGGATAGTTATCCTCCATCACGCCCGCCACGGTCTTATGGAGGCGCAGGCGGCTGTTGAAGGTGGTCATCAGATAACCGCGCACCTCGATGGCGGGGTTCAGCACGCTCTTCACCTCTTCCAGCTTGGCTGTAATCTCGCCCATGCCCTGCATGGAGAGGATTTCTCCGTCGAGGGGCACGATCACCTCGTCGGCGGCAGCCATGGCGTTCACAGTGAGGATGCCGCGGTTGGGCGGGCAGTCCATCAACACGTAGTCATACTCCCCCTCGAAGGGCGCAATCAGTCGGCGCAGGATTTCCTCGCGCTTGAAGCGTCCCACCATTGCCTCGTCAATATCGCCCAGGCGGGGGTCGGAGGGGGTGAAGTCGAAGTTGGGGTCATGTTCGTAGATGGGGATCATCGTGTCGCCCTTGCGGGATACCAGGGCGTCGAACACTGTATCGCCGTCGCCGGCATTATAGCCCATAATCTGGCTGGCGTTCGCTTGGCTGTCCAAGTCGATGACCCATACACGCAGGCCCAGCAGGTGGAGGGCCTTGCCTAAGTTGATGGCGGTGGTCGTCTTGCCCACACCGCCCTTGAAGTTCAAGATCGCAATTTTCTTTGCCATAATCTTTCGTTTTATTGTCATTTAAAATTCAAATACATGCGCAAGACCGCTCCCCCTGTCCGGGGCCTTGTCTTACGCTGCAAAATTATCATATTTGCACAAGACTGCCAAACATTTTCCGCACTTTTTTACAGAAAACTTTAAAAATTTAAAACTTTAAATCCATTTTTGCAGTTTTAAAGTTTTAAAGTTTTAAATTTTTGCAGTTTTACAGATTTAAAGTTTTACAGATTTAAAGTTTTACAGTTTTGCAGTTTTACAGTTTTTCTGTCCTTTCTCTCTCCTTTGGAACGTCCTATCTTTGCTATATATAAATAAGTAAAAAGAGATATGGAGAAACCGAAACACCTGCTCCGTTACAACGAAGCCTACAAGCTGATGAACGCCCGGACGGCCGACGACGGCACTCCCCTGCCCTTCTCGCTGCGCTTCGTCACGCGCAAGGGCGAGGTGGTGGAGTGTGAGAACGTCGTCAAGACCGTCTCCTACAACCGCCGCACAGGTATGCGCCGCATCATCCTCGACAACGGGGAGATACGCAACATCTATGATGTGCTGCTCCTGCAAGTCTCCGACACTAAAATTCTGGTCAAATGAAACAAGAGAACGCAACCCACACCACCGAGAGCCGTGCCCACCGCGCGGCCATGGACAAGTTCCGCCGCAAGGTGGACTCCCTCACCCGCAAGGGCTACGAGATGCTGCTGCCCAGCGAGCCCTCGCAGCTCGCCACCGGTTCGCTCGATGCCGAGCAACAACTGAGCGATGTGCAGTGCCTGGGCGGTCGTGCCGTGCAGGGCAGTTTCGCCGCCTTCGAGAGCCAGCAGAGCCATCCGCTCTCCACGCCCTCCGGCGTCGGCACCCCCTCGCTCGGCTACATCCCCTGGGGACCGCAGAACCGTCTACCCAACACCATCTTCTACCTCGACGGGGCGCAGCCCTACACCTCCGCGGGCAACAAGTACATCATCGACCTTACCGTGGGCGGCGGTCCCGCCTTCGTCTACCGCTTCGTCTACTACCGCAATGGCGTCCTCCACTCCGAGGTGATCCCCTTCGAGGATGCCGGCACGCTCATCCTGGGGCGCATCGGCGAGGTGAACAACCTGATTGCCGAGCGCAACCGCCAGCAGGAAGCCAGCCAGCAGGCCAAGGAGGATGACGGCAGCGAGGATAGCGGCAGTGATGACGGCTCCTCTTCCGCCCGGTCCGCCCGCAGCGAGGACCCCAACCGCCCGCCACAGGACGGCGAGACCCTCACCCTGAAGGCCGGCGACGAACCCCGCCCCCAACCCGGCACGCTGGAGTACGAGCTGGAAGACCTGCAACGCCGTTACCAGTCGTGGAAGACCACCCTCGAGGAGTACCTGGAGTTTACGCAGAACAACGATGTGGCCCTCCACTATCAGAAGTGCGTGACCGATGACGTCCACATGGACATCTACTTCCCCACCCTCGGCTTGAGCCGCGGACGCTCCGGCGAGCCCTGGGCACCCAAGATCGTGCGCCTCGGCTTCCTGCCCTGCGTCTGCTCCCGCTTTGAGGAGATGGACCCGCAGCTGCGCATCAACTACGTGTACTATTGCGAGAAGTGGCGCCTGGACGCCACGGCCAAGATAGAGGCCAAGGACATGGTGGCCTACCCTGCCCTGATGCCGGAGAACCGCCTGAACAAGCTGCGCAAGGTGGTGAGCGAGAACGCCAGCCGCCGCCCCTCGGCCCGTCCGCTGTGGTTCTGCGCACCCTGCTACCAACCCTCGATGCTGCGCCCCTACTATCCGCAACCCGCCTGGTGGAGCATCTTCCCCAGCAAGGTCTACGAGTATGCCAGCACGCTCATCACGGACAAGGCTACGGCCCGCCAGAACTCCACGATGTGGGGCAAGATGATCTTCATCCACAACGAATACCTGCGCTCGCTCTTCGATGCCGCGGGAGCCGACACCACCGAGGAGAAGGAGAAGGTGCGCAACAGTATCTACATGCGCATCAACAACTTCCTGAAGAACCGCGAGAACGGCGGCAAGTCCATCTGCCTGGATATGTTCCCCGCGGCGGACAACAAGACGATGCAGTACGCCGTGCAGATCGTGGACGTGCCCACCGTGAGCAACGCCAGCGAGATGAAGGATGAACTGGAGGAAATCTCGTCCATCATCTTCTTCGCCATCGGCATCAACCCCAGCCTGGTGGGTGCCGTGCCCGGCAAGAGCGGGTCCACGGGTGGCACCTACCAGCGCGAACTGACCCTGCTGAAGCAGAACCAGCTCTCCTCGCGCCAGCGCACCTACCTGAAGTTGCTCAACGACATCCGCGACTTCAACGGCTGGGACCACAACGCCTTCTGGGTCATCCGCCAGCAAGTCCTCACCACCCTCGACCGCAACGCCACGGGCGTGGAGGACAGCGACAGTTATTAACCATCCGCAGGGGAGGCTCACCCCTCCCCTGCCCTATCAAAAATCAGGGAACTATGAACGAAAAGAATTTGATTGCCCGTCAGATTGAGGGCAGCTTCTCCGCCATCGCCGGAGCTTTTGTCATCGAGAGTCTTCAACACATGATCCCGTGGCTCATTGCCACGTGTATGGTCATCCTTTGCGACCTGCTATTCGGAGTCCGTCGTTCCATGCTGATGGGCGTCGAGGTGCGGTTTAGTCGCGCCATCCGTGCCACCATGGGCAAGATGGTCACTTACTTCGCCTTCGTCTGCATGGTGTGCATGATCAACGTGGCCGCGGGTGGCAACCTGAAAATCGACGTGTACTCCTGCCTGCTGGTCTGCTTCATCGAGGGATGCAGCATCGTGGCCAACATCCTCCGGCCCAAGGGCATCACGCTGAACGTGCTCAACGTGATCAGCGTGGCCGCGGCCAAGGTGTTCAGCGTGGATGCCCAGAAGGTGGAGGGCTGCTTCGAGAAGGACGAGACCGTCATCGAGGCCCTGAAGGCGCAGCAGGAGAAACGCCGGAAGCGAAAGAACAAGGCGGCATAACGGAGGGGAACGATTTTTTTCCATCCTCTCCCTTCATTTTTCTCGTTTTAAATTTTTCTGTAAAACTTTAAAACTTTAAATTTGCAAAACTTTAAAACTTTAAAACTTTAGAAATTTAAAACTTTAAAACTTTAAAACTGCATTTAAAGCTTTACAGATTTACAGGTTTACAGTTTTACAGATTTACAGTTTTACAGTTTTCTGAGCAACAAACAGAATATGAACCTTTTAAACGAACGAGAAAAATGAAGTACTTCACGATTGCCGAGCTGTGCCACAGCGATGTGGCGGACCGCTACGGCATTACCAACCGCTGCAAGAGCACGCACGTGCTGGCCCTGACTTCCCTCGTGGAAACCGTCCTCGACCCCCTGCGCGAGGCCTACGGCAAGCCCATCAAGGTGAACAGCGGATTCCGCACCCTCGAATTGAACCAGAAGCTCCACGGAGCCAAGAACAGCCAGCACATGCTGGGCCAGGCGGCGGACATCACCGGAGGCAGCAAGGAGGAGAACAAGGTGCTCTTCGACCTGATTCAGAAGTTGGGCCTGCCCTTCGACCAGCTCATCGACGAGAGTAACCTGACTTGGATTCACGTATCACACAACCACACCGTCGCCCGTCAGCGCGGCCAAATCTTGAAACTGGGATGAAGAACTACGGCCTGCCTTACATGGGCAGCAAGAACCGACTGGCCACGCGCATCATCGACTGCCTGCCGGACGCCCCGACCTTTGTGGACTTATTCGCCGGCGGGTGTGCGGTGACGCACGCCGCCATGGAGAGCGGACGCTTTGCCCGCCTCATTGTGAACGACATCATCGCGGATGTGCCCCGCTTCTTCATGGACTGCATCGAGGGCAAGCTGGAGCACGAGCACCGCGTCATCACGCGCGAGGAGTTCTTCCGCCTGAAGGATGCCGACCCCTATGTGCGCATCTGCTGGAGCTTCGGCAACAACCAGCAGGATTATCTTTGGAGCCACGACATTGAGCCGGTGAAGATAGCGGCCAGCCGCATGATTATGGCGGATACGTGGCAGGAACGCCGCAAGCACTACCTTACCTTCGTGCGTGAGTTGGTAAAATATACTGAAAGCCAAGGTGGGGGGAGAAAAAGCCGCGGCGAAT